GGATCAAGAGAAGTATTTTCTTAAATCAATTAAAAATAATCCAGAAAAATATATTTCTAAAATATTAAGATGCAATTTAGAAGAATATCAAAAAAATGTAATAAACTCTATTAATGAACATGAAAGAACTGCAATAGCTGCATGCCATGACGTTGGTAAATCTTTTATCATGGCAAGGATAGCCACATGGTTTTTAACTACAAAACCAAGATCAAAAGTAATAACCACAGCACCTACTTTTAACCAGGTTGAGAGAATCCTTTGGTCAGAAATTAGAACAGCAGCAAAGCAATCAAGGATTCCACTTGGAGGGAAATTAAACCTAACTGACTGGACATTTTCTTCAGACTGGTTTGCTCTTGGTTTTACATCTAAAAACGAAGTATCAGAAAACGATGGACAAGGTACTCAATCAAGCTTTCAAGGATTTCATGCAGAAAATATTTTAATCATATTCGATGAAGCTACTGGCATAAATCATAATGTATGGAATATGGCAGAGGGTTTATTAACATCAGCTAATGTTAAATTTGTAGCTATAGGAAATCCGACAAGTAAGTCGTCTAAATTCTATGAATGTTTTAAGGATAGATCATGGCATAAAATATATTTATCATGTTTTGATTCTCCCAATTTAAAAATAAATAACATTAACAACATAGATGATTTAATTAATGAAATAGATAAAGTTAAATCAATGAATGATCTATACGCAGAACAATATTTATCTAGTTATAAAATAGATAAACCATATTTGCTTACAACTAAATGGGTTGTTTCTAGCGCAATGAAGTGGGGAATAGATCACCCATTAACTCAAGGAAAAATTCTAGGAAAATTCCCAGAAATCACAGACGACACGCTTGTATCTCTTGGCGATGTAGAAAAAGCACAAATAAGAGAATATACACCAATCGAATCAGATAGAATTTCTGTAGGAGTTGACGTTGCGCGATATGGTTCGGATTCTACTGTCATTACAGTAATGCATGGATTTAAGGTTTTACATAAAAAGGTATTATTTAAAAATAGTTTAACCGAGGTATCTGGAGAAACAATAAACATAGCTAAAGAATATAATGCAAACATAATTGTTATAGATGAAACAGGTCTTGGGTCTGGAGTTGTAGACATATTAATAGAATCTACAGACGGAAAATCCCTAAATAGAAATGTTGAAATTAGGGGAGTACAATTCGGAGAGTCTTGCGCCGATGAAAAAGATCATGAAAAATACGTTAACATAAAAGCCAAAATGTTTGATCTTTTAAGAGAAGACATAAAAAATAATATCAGTCTATTAAATGAGAATGTTTATTTAGAAGAATTGCCAACAATTAAGTTTAAGTATGACAAAAAAGGAAGGATGCAGATTGAATCAAAAGACGAATATAAAAAAAGGACTGGACGTTCTTCGCCTGATTCAAGTGATTCCTTGGCTTTAGCAAATTATGGAAGATATGATGAAATCAAAACAGGTGTTTTTACAAATGATTTTGCAAAAACAAGTAACACAATAACTTCTAGCATGAACAATAAAAGGGAGTGGTGATAATGGGTCGATCGATTACGATAGAATCATCAGATGGTCTTAGACGCGCAGAAGTTACTAACGATAAAGAGTTATTAATAGCAGGACAAGTTCTAAACGATATTTTAAATGCAATAATTGATTTGTCAGGAGGATATTTGGAAAAAATATTAGAAAACTTGCAGCCTGGAAATACGGCTACAACTATTTATTCTCTTCCAGCAAATAAAATAGCAATTATAAAAACTATATTAATTTGTAATTCAGGATTAACGGATGCAGTATATAGTATTTTCGTAAGCAAAAATAATTCAATTTATAATCAGTCAAATGCAATTCATTATCAAGTTCCAATTGTCGTAAGTGAATCCAAACAAATTGATATTTTATTATATTTTGATATTGAAAACGGATCTATTGGAGTTCAATCTGATAGCAATGACATTACCTTTACAATAAGTGGAGAGGCAAAATCTATATGAATAAAATTATTTTAATGTTTTTTTTCCCTATTATAGTATTTGCGGGAATTTCATCAACTAACAGTAGTAATACTAATATTGTTTATCCAATATCAATATTAAATGGTGGAACTGGACAGACTACGGCTAACTCTGGATTAAATGCATTACTTCCTAGTCAACCTGGTAATAACGGAAAAGCATTATTTACTGATGGAACAAACACATTTTGGAATGCAGTATCAGGATCAGGAACGCTTACAAACATTACAGCTATTGATAATTCTATAGATATTATAAACCCGACAACAACACCAGATTTATCAATTCATTTTCCAATGAATGCAGCACTTGGTACAAACCTATTGCCTTCAATTAGATTTGATTCTGATACTGGAATGTATTCTACAGGTGATGGAATGCTTGCTTTCTCTACAAATGCAGTTAAGCAATTAGAATTAGCTGTTGGGATCAACCCAAATATATTTACTAATTCAGTAAGCGCACCGGATTTTATTTATCCTTCAAAATCATCTAATTTATTTCTATCTGGACCTGTAACTGGATCTGCAATACCAAATTTTAGAACAATTCAATTTGGCGATATTTCTAGCGCAGCACTTCCTTCACCAATTGTTTTAGGTGTTGGTGGTGGACTTGGAAGCGATGGAATACAATGGGATTCTGATACAGCAATCCTTTCACCTGGTGATGGACATATTAAAATTTATGCTAACAATGTTCCAACTGTAGATATACAGCCAGGGGTTGTAGAAATTGATTCTACATTAAATGTCATTGGCAATATATCTGCGGCAAATTATCCACCAACTGGCACAGCAAATAGAATTACATATTTCAATGGATCAGGAAATATTTCATCGAGTGAATATTTATTGGATAGTAATCAATGGTTAGGCGCATATTTGCCAAAAGATGTTAGCGCCGATGCAAACAATTATACAGGAAACGCTTTAGAACTACCAATCGAATCAACCGCAGATTTTACACATAGTATTTTAGGAATTAACTTAGATGAACATTTTGATAGAAATAATACAGGTGCTAATTTTAGCGGATCATTAAGAGGAGTTTCATATTCTGTTAGATCTGAAGGAAGCGGAAATATAAATGAAATAAGGGGCGGTGATATTTATGCACAGGCAGGAAACGGAAATGCTGGATCTGTGGATTCACTTAATGGCTTTGGTGTTTATCCAACAATAGCAACAGGCACTACTGCTGTTAGTCTAAATGGATTTGAACTTAACTCTAGTGGCGGTGGATCTATTTCAGGAAATGCTAATTTATTTAATCTTTATAATTCAAACAATATTGATGGTTATTATAATGTAATAAATGGAAATCAAAGTGGAAATGTCGGACTAAGCATGAATTATATTGCATTCGGAATGAATGGAAATGTTAGTGGAAATTATACTTGGTTTAATTTATCAAATAACGGTACTGCGGATTCATTCAATTTATTAAATGTTACACAAAACAATACTATTACAAATAATTATCAAGGAATAAATCAACAAATAAATGCAGATGTTGGTAACGGAAATGATGTGATCAATTTTTATACTGCAAATATTAATAGCGGGAATTCTATTGGTGCAAACGTAAATGTAATTTCATTTAGTAATGCATCACCATTAACCGGAAACAATGGAATAAACGGGATTGATATTAACAATCAATCAGCAGGCACAGCTAATAGATATAACGCTTATAATTCATATAATTCTGCAAACATTACAGAAGAAATTGGCGGATTTAGACATAATTCTACTGGTGATGCTAGAACAGGTTATGGATTTGATACCAATATTTCTGGAAATTATACAGATGATGTTCGAGGAATGAGAATAAATTTATCTGCTACATCTACTAATAGTGATATAAATGGTTTTGAATTAGACGTATCAGGCTCGACTGCTCCATCAGGTCATGTTGTTAATGCGTTAAGTATTAATGGTGGGAAAAATCAAATAAATGGTCAGTACAATCCTGAAAGTGGTTTAGGATTTGTTATTGGAAACTATTTAGGAATGACAAGTACAGTTAATTCAACATTAACTGGGGATGAATTTCTTCAGCAGATTATACAATCTAGTTTAATTTTAAATTCTTCAGTATCAGCAGGACCATACGGATTAGGATTGACTGGTATAGCCGCAGTAAATCAATTAGATATTGATTCAGCGGTAACTCAAGATTTTTATAGGGCTGTTTTATTGGGAGCATCAAATCCTAGCGGAAGTGGAACATTAAATAATTATGTTGGTCTTGAAGTGTTAGGTTTTCCTTCATTTGGTGGAGGGATAACAGTAAATAATAAAGTTGGAATTAGAGATTTTAATGGTTTGGGACAAACTTTTTGTAATGGTGTTTCTGATTGTTGGATGTATCAAGCAATAGATTCAAATGCACATAATTGGTTCGCTGGTGATTTAGTTTTAGGTGGAACAACAGGTCTTCCAACAGGTTCTTATAAATTAGATATTGATGGCAACATGTACATAAATGGATCTATAAAATCTACTGGAGGGCTTCAATTATCTACATCGGCAACGCAACCAACATGTGATGCTAGCAACCGTGGTTTAACTTGGAATATTGAGGGGGGAACGGGTGTTGCTGATATATTTCAAGTATGTCAAAAAGACAGTTCTGATATTTATTCATGGGTTACTCATTAATGATAAAAATAAAAAATAGGGGAATTTATGTCAATTTTAGAAATAAATAAAAACAATGAGCAAGATGTAACCATTTTTGATTCTAGTTCAAAACCAAATTTTAAACCACTTGGCTCAAGTGGAACAGAACTATTTAGCGGTTATTTTTCAGAAGAATATTTGCAGCAGCTTCGAGGAAGACGCGGTGCTAAAGTATTTGATGAGATAAGAAGGTCTGAGACTCAAGTCTCTATGTTATTAAACTCTATAATGAACCCGATAAAATCAGGTGTATGGAATATAGAAGAAGAAACAAGCGTCGAGGGATCAGAAAAACATAAAGAACTAATAGAATTCATATTAAAAGATTCAATTGATTTTGATACTTTTTTGCATGAAGCGCTAACATTTATTATTTATGGATATTCTGTTTTTGAAATAGTTAATAATGTGGTTTTTAATCATAAAAAATATGGCACGTTTAACGGTTTAAAATCTATAGCGTATAGATCTCAAAAAACTATAGAAAGATGGTTAGTTAATAAAGAAACAAAGGAGCTAGAAAAAATAGTCCAATTTGTTAATGGTGATTTTTCTAATTCTGGAACTATGCTGGAATTTAGTTCGATATTTTCTCTTATTTTTACTCTTAATAAAGAGGGTGATAATTGGGAAGGAATATCTGCTCTTAGACCTATGTATGGACCATGGTTTAGAAAAAACCTTTATTTAAAACTTGCTGCAATCGGTGTAGAAAAATCAGCAATAGGAACAGTCATTGGAACTGTACCTGCTGGCAAACAAAAGTCAGAAGAATTCGAAGCGTTTAAAAATATGTTGTCTAATTTTTCAGCGCATGAAAATGCATTTCTTATAAAACCTGAAGGGTGGAATATAGAAATTATAAATAATAATTTTGATCCGTCTAAAATAAAAGAGCTAATAATTTTAGAAAATACAGAAATGATAAATTCTTTGGTTGCTAATTTCTTAGCACTTGGAACTAATGGTGGATCTGGTTCTTATTCTTTAGGCACAGATTTGTCAGACTTTTTCTTATCAGGAATTCAAAGTTATGCAGATTTAATTTGTGGTGTTATTAATAGAAAATTAATACCTGATTTAGTTAAAATGAATTTTGGACCTCAAGAAAAATATCCTAAATTAAAAGCATCCGGTATTACGGACAAAGCCGGAAAAGAACTTGCCGAAGTAATTCAAATTCTAACCGGATCTAATGTTATAAAACCAGATATGAAACTAGAAGATTATCTAAGAGAATCTTATAAATTGCCTAAAGCAGATAGAGAAGAATTATTAAACAAAGCAACACAAACACCGGTACAACAAGAAATTAAATTTAGTGACATTAAATTGTCAGACAAATGGAACCAAAAATGGAACGATAACAAAAGCAATATTAAAGAAATAATGCAGAATAATTTAGCAATCATTAAAGAAAACTATATAAAACAAATTCGTTCTAAGTTTAACAAAGCTAGCGCGTCAAACAAAATACAAATAGCTAATAAGCTAGATGGTAAAGGATTGAATGACTACAAGTCTGAGCTAAAAGAAGCTCTTGCTGAGATTGCAAATAAGTCTATTAACGATGCTAGAAAAGAAACACCTAAAGCTAAAAACGTAAAAATGTCTGAATATATTAGATTAGCTGCTCCAAGAGGTGGTTATTTTCAAGCACTACCACCAAACATTAAAAAAATTGTTGAGGCACAAGCACAATTAATTGTTAACACACAAGATGCAGATATTCAAAAAGCCGTTACTTTTCAATATTATTCGAGTGCCCTAGCTTCTGATAACATTGACGAAATAGTAACTAATATTAATTCAGTTGTTGATCCAATGATTGATGGATCTACTTCCGGTGGTTTTAGTATCGATGCTGCTGCTGGGAATGTTGTTTCTACCGTTGTTAACCAGGCAAGACTAGACTGGTTTTTTGAACCAGAGGTGTTAAATACAATAGAATCATTCACGTTTTTTAACGAAGATCCCGTTTCAGAAATATGCAAAGCTCTTGATGGTACGACTTGGGCCATAACCGATCCAGATCTTGATAAATATTCACCTCCATTGCACCATAATTGTAAATCAAGATTAATACCTAATCTTGTAGGATCAAGAGATAACCCAGAAGTAAGCGGCACAGGGTCTTTAACACAAAAAGCATTAGACTCAATTTCATTATGTGAGTGTAGTTATAATTTATCAGAGAAAAACAAATATGTTTGTGATCTAAGTGGATATAAATTTCTTTCTGATTTAAGCCCAGAAGATCAATTATTAATTTCTAAGAAAATTGCAAAATTAATTAATGAAGGAAAAGATCAAGACCAGGCTGTAGCAATTGCTTATAACATGTTCAGTAAAGGTGAGCTGGGCTAGTAGAAAAAGAATATTGACTTTTTTTTAAATAACGCGAAGGCTTTAAATATGAATAGATTTAATAATACTTCAGCTCTTTCTGCCATAATTCTTGATGAGATAAATCCTCAAGTTACTAATGAACATCAGGTCCTTAGAGTTGGTAAATTTAATCATCCTGCTTACGGTTATTTTGAAATAACACCAGAAGTATTATTGGGAATGAAACAAAATTTTGATAATAAAATAAGAGGAATTGATATTTCTTGGGATTATTATCATAAAGCAGATGAAGAGGCGGCGGCCTGGGTTAATCAATTACAATTAAGAAATGATAACACTGAATTATGGGCCACTGTTTCATGGACACCTAAAGCTAAACAAATGTTAATGGAAAGAGAAATCAGATATTTCTCTCCAGACTTCGCTTTTGAATGGCAGGACCCAGAGAGTTTAATTATTTATAAAAATGTTCTTTTTGGTGGCGGTTTAACAAACAGGCCATTTGTAAAAGAAATGCAAGCGATAGTTGCAAACGAGTTTAACAATAAAGGAGTTAAAATGGACCCAAAAGAAATGCAAAAAGAAATAGAAAAGCTTCAAGGTGAAGTTAAAAAACTTTCAGAAGATAAAGCTATTTTAGAAAAAAAGATGGCAGACATGCCTGCGCCTCCAGCGGAAGAAGATAACGAAATCATGGTTTTGAAAAAACAAATTGCTGATTTGCAAGCTCAACTTGAGCAAGCAATGAAAGACAAAGAAGCAATGATGGGAGAAGTCCAGAAAATGCAAGAAGCTAAGGCTTTAGCAGAGAGAGAATCAGAGTTTAATATTCTTTTATCTGAAGGAAAAGCATGCGTTGCTCAAAAAGAATCTTATTTAAAACAAGATATGAAAGAGTTTATTAAATTAGCTCAGCCATTAAATATGAATCCTTCTGGATCTGGTGAAAACACAGATTTAACAAATGATGAAAAAATTAAAAACATTATTAAATTAGCAGAAGAAAAAAGAAAGTTAAATCCTAAACTAGATCATGCTGAGTCTATTTCATTGGCTAAAAAAGAAATTGAAAAAAAATAATTAAAACAAAAAAGGAGTTTATATGAGTTCATACGCACAACAAAACATTTTAACATTCATGGCAGATGCAGCTATTCCCAAGGGATCAGTTGTAAAGGCTGGATCAGATTCTAAGCATGTTGCAAAATCAACTGCTGCTACAGCTAAAAATTTCGGTATTGCTCAAAATGCCGCAACCGCATTAGACGATAAAGTCGAAGTTGCCTTACCAGGCGGCGGAGCAAAAGGACTTGCTGGCGGCACTATTTCTTTTGGTGATTTATTAACAGCAGATTCTAACGGAGCTCTAGTTGCTACAACTACTGCAAATGATAGAGTGGTAGGAATTGCTCTAGAAGATGCAGTTGCTAATGATGTGTTTAGTGTTTTTGTATCGGTTTCAAATTTATAATAATTTAATTAAATAAAAGGAGTTATTTATGTCACAATTGAAAGGTATTATAGATCCGTTATTAACAGATGTTTCTAGCGCATACATTCCTAAAGGATGTGTAGCTGATAATTTGTTACCTAAACTAAAGTTTTCTCAATATACAGGTAAGCTTGGTTCTTATGGTAAAAGCCATTTAAGAATTGAAAACACTGTAATTGGTGGAAAAGGAAAATACAGACAAGTAGAGTCTATAACTAGAAGCACTACTGGTTTTGAAATTGAAGGTCACGGACTTTCTGGAATGGTTACTAAGGCAGACTATAAAAACGTAAAAGATCCGTTTGATGCTGAAAAAGATGAGACAATGGGAATCAGCACTATTTTAATGTTAGAAAAAGAAAAAGGTTTAGCAGATGCACTGACTAGCACTTCTGTAATTACTCAGAATGTTACTCTTTCAGGCACTTCACAGTTTTCTGATTATTCTAATAGTGATGTTGTTGCTAAAGCTTCAGCTGCAAAATTAGCTGTTAAAGCTGGTTGTGGCGATGTTGTTAATACAATAATCATGGATTATGATGTTGCAGAGGTTTTAAGATATCATCCTCAATTATTAGATTTACTTGGTTTTAAATTCGCAAAACCAGGCGGATTAACTAATGAAGATTTAGCAAGAGCACTTGCAGTTGAGAAGGTTTTAATTCCTAACTGTATGTATAATTCTGCTAAAGAGGGTCAAACGGATGTTCTTGCTTCTGTTTGGGGCAAGCACATGGTGTTTGCAGTAATTCCTGATTCTGCTCAGAAATATCAGATTTCTCTTGGTTACAACGTAATGTTAGACGACGGTCAACCAAGAAAGGTTTATAAGCAATCATTATTCAATCCCCCTGGTTCAACTGAAATACTTGTGGAAGACGAATATGATATGTTGTTATCGAATGTTTCAGCGGCTTATTTAATTAAAAATGCAATTGCATAATTTAATGTGGCTCTTAATTGAGCCACTTTTTTAAGGAGTTAAAATGAGAAATTTATTAATTTTATTAGTAATGTTTTTTTCATTTATGACTAAAGCGTATGTTGTTCCAGTCTATAGAGACTTAAAGCCAGCAACGCAAGTCATGATTGAAAAACAAGATTTTGGAACACCAATTGCTGCATCGTCAAGTAATGTAAAGTCAGCTTATGCTGGTGCTACTTCTGCTGCTGCTGTAACACTTACAGTTTTTTCAGCACAGCCAGATTATGCTAGAAATTTAGTAATCACACCTGGCGGTACAACTGGTGATATTGAATCATGCGTTATAGTTGTTAATGGAACTAATTATTATGGTGCTGCTATAAGCGAGAATTTTTCTTTCTCTGCTGATCAATCAACTGCTGTGACAGGATCTAAAGCATTTAAATCTGTAACATCTGTTGTTTGGCCTGCTAACTGTGAATCAGGTGGATTTGCTGCTACTTGGTCAATCGGTGTTGGAGAAAAAATTGGCCTTAAATCTTGCATGGCTTATGCTGGTGAATGGGTGTTTAGCGAAGTTGCAGGGGCTTATGAATCAACAAGAGCTACTGTAGTTGCTAACGCAAGTGCTGTAGAATCTAACACAGCAGATTTTAATGGAACTATGAATGGATCTAATCAATTCTATGGTTTCTATATTCAAAATTATGCATGTAAACCATAAGGATTTTTAAATGAAAAAGTATTTATCAAAGATAGACTTAGAACATAATGGAAAAGTTATTAAAAAAGGTTTTGAGGTAAAAGAAGGATCTGAAGAGTTTAAAGTTTTACAAAGCCTTATTGCATTAGAGGAGTTAGTTTTTGAAGATTCAAAAAAAGATGGATCGAAAAAAGAATCCTCTAAACAAGAGTAATCCTTTAAATAATTCTGAGATTAAAAAACCTATGCGGCCTAGATTTCCAAAAGAAATTATACGACACAGGCCGCATAAAGGTCCTAGAAAAAGAGAACTAAGGATAGATAAGATTGTTGATGAGGTTGAATAATGGCATATACTACATACACAGAAATAGAAGCTGATTTTAAAAACATAACATTTGCTTCTTCTGGTTCTAGCATTATTCAATCGGAAGTAACTCAGTTTATTGTTGAATCAGATGCCCTTATTAATTCTTATGTTGGATCTAGATATTCAATACCTGTAACATCTGGTGATGGGCTTAATCTATTAAAGCTTTTATCTAGAAGTCTTGTTTCTGCTAGAATAAAAAGAATTTTAGAAGTTAAACAAGAAAAACAAACCGATGCCAATCAAAGCGTAACAGGTGTTTTATTATCGCCAACTGCTGTAATTAAAATTCTTGAAAATATAAGAGATGATAAATTAAATTTAGATGGAGCTATTTCTTTAGTTTCATCGAATGGATTTTATTCTAATAATTATTCAAATGATGTTGAGCCTGTAATTAAAAAAGATGAAAAACAATGGTGATAAATGGCTGAGAGTTTTACATCATATAATGTAGACAATGATAAAAGATTTAGAAAAGCCATTCAAGAGCTTAGCGAAGAAATTCAGGATTTAAGAATACCTTTCGGTCTAATATTAAAAGATTTTTACAAATCAGAGCAGTCTATATTTCAATTAAAGAGCGCTGGTCGTTATCCAGCTTTTAAGGGAAAAAAATTAAAATCAGGTAAAACAGCCTATCAAGAATACAAAATCAAAAAATATGGTTTTGATTATCCTTTATTAGTTGCTAGAGGAAAGCTTGCAGCATCTTTATTGGGTCCAAATAATCCTGGTAGTATTTCAGATATAAAACCTCTTAGTTTAATATTCGGAACATCGATTAAGTATGGAATTTATCATCAATCAGATTCTCCTAGAAGTAAAATTCCTTTAAGAAAGTTTTTGTTTATTGGTCCAGAATCAGGATTTGCAAATGATGAACAAAAAGGACGTTTAGAAAGATGGATTGGCTATATCTATGATTATTTAAATATAGTTATTTCTAAAAGGGATAAATGATGGTTTACGATAGCGAAGATTTACTAGATTCTATTTATAATATTATGACAAGTGGAGATGCTTTAAATAATAAAATATTAGAAATAGAGGCAGAAAAAACATCAAAGGGTAAGGGATTATCACCAACTCTTTCTATTATTGATTCAGATTCATATTTTGTTCAAACATGGGATGATAATATTTTAAATAAACCTTTATCTATATTTTATGGAATAGAAGATGTTCAATCTAATGATGGAGGCGGAGTTGTCTCTAGCAAATATAAGGTTTTTGTTGAAGTTGTTATGGTTGATAATAATTTGTATAACGATTCATATAAAAGGATTGCTAGATATTCTAGAGCGTTAAAAGAATTATTTCAAAAAGCGATAGCAAATGAAATACCAATAAGTCGAGTGTCTATTGACACAGTAAGACCTATTGCATTTAAATTAGAATTAGATACTTCGGACGAGATTAAAATTGGCGGCGTATCTTTATTAATTGATTTAGTTAACTAAAAAAAGGAGTTTTTATGTCTTTAAGTGATCCAAGAATTATATATGGTGTCCATTCAATATCACCTTATTCTAGAGCAGATAAAATGCCTTATGGTATTTTAAAAGTAATCGGATCAGCGAATATTGCTTTAAATGCTGATTTAGATCAGTTATATGCTGGTTCAAATAGATTTGCATGGGCAGCAGAAAGTAAAACTGTAAGTGCAGAATTAACAGCAAAAGTTAAAGCTTATCCTGGGTTTTTGTTTGCATTATTTTTAGGAGCTACTGTTACTGATTCAACTGCTGATACAGCTGGAGCTGTTACTACATTAACAGATGCTTATGGTTCTAGTGTTGTAGATGCAGTTACAGGTATTGCTTCTGTGTCTGTTAAGGCAGCTCAAAAAGCTAATCTTAAATTTGGAAAATATGTTGTAAAAGCATTAACTAGTTCAACAATCGGAGTTTATCTTTTAAGCGATATTGATATTACTAGAGGTACCGATGTTGTATATGCTGACGATACTCTTAAACTAACTCTATCAACTGTGACAATTACTTCTGGAGCTGGAACAGATATCGATGAACTTGGTTTAACATTCACTGGCGGATCTGGAACTATAGCATTAGTTACTGGTGACACGGCCACTTTTGAAGTTAAACCACCATCTACTAAATCAACAGAAGTTATTGTTGGAAAATCTACCGATACTTTCCCAGCATTTGGTGCATTGTTACTATCTCAGAAGAGATCTACTGGAGAAATGTTTGAGATAGATGCGCATAATTGTGTTGGCGGCGGTTTGCCAATTAATTTTGAGGAAAATGATTTTTCTCAACCAGAATTGAAAATGACTTGTCTATATGATTCATCTTTAAATAAAGTGTTTACAATTAGACATTTAGTTCCTTAATTATTTTTATAAATAATTTGAAGGTTAAGGGGTGCTTAAAGCTCCCCTTTTTTATTTCTATTATAATTTAATAATGCTTCTCTCATATATTTAGAAACATTCCCTTTAGTATATACGTTTGCCTTAGTAATAATTTCTCTTTGTTCTGTTAATGTTATTCTACAAATGACACGAGTTATTTTATTCTTTGGATTTATTTTAATCATTTTATCCCCTTTGTATGACAAATTAATTATAAATTTAATTTAATTGAAATATCAACCAATAAAATTTAAGTTTTTTATATGGAAAAATTCTCTTTAGCAAACTTACAACCTAAAATGGCAAAACTCAAATTAAGCGGAATTAAAAATGATCTAACTCTTTCTAGGTTTTCACTTAGAGTAAAAATATTTATTTCTGAAAAATACGGACCTGAAAATGTTCAAAAAATATTTGAAGAAAAAAGACTAAAAGAAATATCAGAAATTGCGTGGTTTATGTTAGTCGAAAAAGACTTATTTAATAATGATTTAAATAAATTCTTAGATGAAATTTGTACAACAGAAGATCAATTAAACCTAATAACAGCACTTCTTGAATCAATAGGAATTGCAGAGCCAGAGCTAAAAGAAATACAAAAAGCAATTGATGAAAACATACCTAAAAAAAAAGCGAGAACTGGTTCGAGACGTTCGACATAATAAGCTCTAGATATTCATGGTGTACTATAGATGAGTTTCTTGATCTAACTACCAATCAAATAATTCAGTTATTTAATGCTATTAATAAAAACAAGTTGATAGAGGGTTATTCAAATTCAGTGTCATACAGAATGGCAAATGCTGATTCTTTTCCTAGCCTTGATTCATTTTTAAATTCAACTTTAGGACAAAATGAATCACAATTTAATAATGAAACTGATGCTTATTTAGAAAAAGTTGCAATTGAAAACCTTAATAAAATGAAGGCAAAAAAAAATGAGTAGTGATTTATTAATTAAAATTAATGCTGATGCTAAAAACGCTCAAAAAGAATTTGATAAAATAAAAGATAAAACATCAGAATTAGAATCATCACTTAATAAAATGGCTTTAATTGCTGGAGCTTCTTTTGCAGCATTAACTGCTGAAGTAATTATTTCTGAGAGAGCCTTCGCAGAAGCTAATAGATATTCAGTTCAGCTATCAAATGCATTACAGAATCAGGGAATATACACAGACGATCTAAAGAAAAAATACAGAGATTACGCTGAGGCAATACAAGCGTCTACTGGTGTTGCTGCTGATGATATTACAAAAGCACAAGCTTTAATTCAGGCCAAAATTGGTCAAACAGAAATTACTAAGGACCTAACAAAAGCAGTTGTAGACCTTGCCGCAGCTCAAGGCGGTGATCTAAATAGTGCTGCTGAAAAAGTAGCAAAAACTATTGGTTCTAATTTAAATGCATTTGCCAGAGAAGGTTTGCAGATGAGTGCCACAGCCACTCAAGCGGAAAAACTTTCTAAAGTAATTGGGTTTATTAATAATCAATATGGTGGTTTATCTGTTGAATTAAATAAAGCCGATGGTTATCAAAAAGCATTGTCTACAGCGTTCGGAAATTTTCAACAAGAACTAGGTGCAAGATTTTTCCCTATTTTATCTAAAATACGACAAGCATTAATAGGTGTATTTGAGTTATTTTCTAAATATCCGGTTCTAGCTGATTTAGGAAGTGCAGCCATAGAGGTCGGAGTTGCGTTAACTGGAATAGTTGCGGCAATTGGTGTTGCTGTGCCTGCTTTTTTAGCATTTAGTGCAGCGGCATCTGCTTTAGGAATATCATTGGGCGTTGCTCTTGGTGGAATACCTTTGGCAATTGGTGTTGTTATCGCTGCGGTTGCTGCGTTGTCTAACAACTGGGGCAGCTCTATGTCTTATATAAAAGCATCATTGTCTGCTGTTGGAACATTTATAGTTGAGCTATTCGCAGGCATTGGATCTGTTTTAATAGGGGCATTTAAATTAGATCCAACAAAAATAAAAGAAGGTCTTTCACAAATTAAAAATGTTATTAAAACATCAAATGATGATTTTAAAAAAGTATTTGAAGAAACAACTAAATCTTTTGAAGACGAAGCAAAAAAACAAGACGAAGAAAAAAAGAAACAGGCTGATAGACAAGCAGCAATAGAAAGAGAAAAACAAGCTAATCTAGTTGCATTAAATAAGGCACAAATTGATTTAATTAAACTGCAAAATGAAAATGCATCTAAAGAATTAATAGATATTAAGGCAAAAGAAATAGAAGTTTTAAAAGCACTTGCTGGTGATTTATCAAATGAAGAGATAAGAATAAATAAAGAAAAATTGGCAAGCTTAAAGTCACAAGAAGAGCAGGCAATTGTTGAGTATCAAGCAAGGGGTGCTCTTTTAAATGATATTCAAAGACAAACAGACCAACAAAATGCAGATCAAAATATTCAAATTAGCTCTAAACTAAAAGATGATCAAATTGCACAATTAAGAGAGTCTATTTTAACTCAACAAGATATTGATAGAAATTATCAACTAGAACAAATTCAAGATAAAATAAACACTAATAATACATTCTTAGCAGAACAAAAAAGATATGGTGACACTTATGCACAAATTAATAAGGCTCTTAATTCTAAAGAAGTTCAAGGGGTAAAGTCTGCTTCTGGTGAGTTAGTTCAATTACAACAATCTAAGAATGCTCAGTTAAAAGAAATTGGAAAAACTGCTGCAATAACTCAAATAAGTATTTCTACAGCAGAGGGTGCAGCAAAAACATATAATTCATTATTCCCAATACCATTTGTTGGACCTGCTTTAGCTGCTTTGGGTGCGGCGGCAGTAGTTGCATTTGGAGCTGAAAGAATAGGTGAAGTAACTGCGGCAGCAGATGGTGGTATTATTACTGGAGGAATACCAGGAAAAGATTCCGTACCATCTTTATTAATGCCAGGAGAATTGGTTGTACCTAAAAGAAATTTTAATGATGTAGTCGGTACTTTACAAAACAAAGATAATGGAAATACAGAAATGCTAAATGTATTAAGTGAAATTAACTCTAAATTTAGTCAGCCACAAACTACTGTAATTCAAGGAGATGTGCACAATGATGACTCATACGTTGATTCTTTAGTTAGAAAAATAAGTGATGCTATAGAGTTTAGAAATGCTAAAATCTCAGGGGTAAATATATAATGCATAACATTCCAAGAATACAATATAAAAATCTAGCAATAACAGGGGATACAAGCTCAGGAAGTGATACTATTTTAAATATTGCAGACACTACTAACATTCAATCTGGAATGTTTATTCGTGGGACAGGAATCCCAAGTGGAGCTATAATCGATGTTGTTAATACAAATTCGGTCACTCTATTGGGTGGAGTGCAGGCAACAATAACAAATACAGGTGTTTCAATAGATGTAGGATTTGAAATATTATTTGATTATCCACCAAAAGAAATTTTAGGTGAGATATTAGAGCCAAATAATACATCTAGTGAATCTTTGTCTGGGATACGACAAGTTTCTACTAATTACATTGAGGGAAAAAGGGATTTAATATTTAGCTTTTTAAGTAATAGTATTTATTTATTATTAAAATCATTCATAGAATCACATGCATTATATGGTAAAACATTTAGATATTACGAAGACAAAACATCCAACGATTATTTAGATTATGAATTTAATGATTTTAAAATAAATCCTAAGAAAATAACTTCTAAGGGAGAAAATGTATATGTTTGGGAAGTTCCATTGAAATTTAGAAGGGTTATTTAATGGCCGTTACTTATTTATCAAACATTATTAGTGAAAAAAAATATCAAAATAATGTTGTAATAAAAATAGGTGCTAAATATTATGGGATAACTAATCCTGACTCTGGGTTGACTATTGCTGATATATATAAAAATTCAGTTACAAGTCTTGTTTTAAATCCAACTGAAATTGATATACGAAGAGTTACAACAAGCATCGCCTCTTTTACCTTTAGGTTATTGGATAAAAATAATTTAATAACCAATGATATCGCTGGAGATGCTGTTTCTTTATTGGGCCAGCAAGTGAATATATATTTAGGAAGAGTTAATTGTAATATGGATTTCTCAAATTATTATGAGCTTCCAATAACATATATTAAAAAATGTGAGAAACAGGATAACAGTTATGTGTTTTCTACTACAGAGCAGACTGAAAGAATTGCTAGGCCTATATTAGATAATCAATCAGCACTTGCTGTAGATATTCTTTCAGGCACTACATCGTTTACAATGAGAGAAGACATAGCTAATTTTCCATCTACAGGATATTTAAAACTAGACGATGAATTTGTATCTTATACAGGAAAGGATTTGGTTAATAATAGATTTACTGGTGTTATTCGTGGAGAATTTAATTCAATCCCTGTTTCTCATGATAAAGATACAGTTTGTTATTTATCTAATTCAATACAAGATAATCCTTTAAATATTATATTAAAATTATTAATTTCTAATGGTGGTGGAGGTACTTATGATGTATTGGCAGATGGCCTTGGAATATCTAATTCTTTAATAGATATAACAGAAATTGAGTCTTTGCGTGATGAATTATTTATAGGTGTAACATTTAAATTAATTTATTTTAATGTTAAATCGACGCTTAAATTAATAGAAGATGAAATATTACTTCCTTGCGGATTAAGGTTTAAATATTCTTTAAACTCTAAGCTAAGTCTTGCAATATTAGATAAAGCAAAATTCGTAGAAGAAGAAAACATTATAGATCATGACACAATAACAAAAGATCCAAAGTGGTCTATAGATGGAAATAAAATAGTTAATCAAATTGATATTAATTGGGATTATGAAGATGGAACAGGAATTTATAAAAAATATAATCAATATACAAATTCAACTTCTGTATCTTCTTATGGATTACAACCTAAATTAACATTTAATTTTAAGGCAGTTAAATCATTACTTGGTGGTCAATTAATTATAGATGATATTGCAAATAGATTACTAGACAGGTTAGGATTTCCCACTCCTGAAATTTCTATTACAACACAGATTGATAAATCAATTCAAAATGTTGGCGATAAGGCTTATTTAAAGAGTTCAAGAATACCAGCTTATGATGGAACATTAAATTTTCAGTCTGATTTAGAAATATTATCAAGATCAATAAATCATACAAATGGTGATGTAGTTTTTAAATTAGCTTTTACTTCTTTCACTAATATTAGGTCTGGTTATATTGCTCCTTCTGATATTAATAGATTATTTCTTGGTCAAAATAAAATAGTTGTTACAAAAGGACGTGGTTCTTATTATAGATCAGGATGGAATATGTATTTGTGGGATGAATCATCTGGTGATTATACTTTAGATTCAATAAATACAATTAACTATATCGCAAACGACGAGAAGTTAGTCCTGCAAGAAAACGGTTCTTATTTATTATTTGAAAGCGGTGATGTATTAGAAGACGATAATATTTTAACAGAAGATGTTATTTATTTTATTAATAATTTCACCACAGATTTATCTTCAGGAATATTTAGAATAAAATTTTGTGATTATGACAATGCTGTAGAAAGTCAAAAGCGGTATTGTTTTATATCTAATAATGGTGCTAACTTTACTATAGACAATAAACCAACATATAAGGTGACATACTAAAATGGCATTTACTTCTTTATTAACAACTCAAACAGATGCAAAAAGTCCAATAGACGACCAAATGATGGATACAATAAGGACAGATCTTGATGATTTAAATTCAAGGGTTATTGCAGCAGGAGCAAGTCCTTTTATATTCGAATTACAAGGAAAATTAAAATATGTAGATGTAAACAGAAGTATTTGTTTCGGTCTTGTTAATAAGGAATTTACTCCATCTATTTGTAGGTGGTTATTAAAACAATCAGGGACAACTGACTTAAAATTTGATTTAAGAAAACATACACAAGTAAAAGTTCCAATAAAAAGTATTAACTATTTATATTCTGATGCAACTCAAAGTGTGGGGAAAACAGGTACTTCTTTATCAACTCAATCAATTTCTAGAGCAACTTCTCAAATAAGTACGCAATCAATTACTTATGCAAAATCTGCAAAAACAATATTGTCGATTGCAGGAATTGGAAATAATCAATGGGTTTACATGTTAAATTCATCTTTAGATTCTGACTCTGTAGCAGGACATTCTATTAGTTTTTCAGGCTGTACTAATGCAGCAAATGATGGCGTTTTTACAATGGATGCAATTAATCAAGGTGAATCAAATTGCGTTGTTGTGACTAACCCGAGTGGTGTTGAGCAAGTATCAAGTTCTGGATCTGCTCAAGTTTTATTAATGAGTTATAATTTTATAAATCCAGTTAGTTCTTATTTTGTTGCAGGTGATACTGCTATTTTTGCAAGCCATACAGATGGTGGGAATAATGGAACATTTATTTTTTCTTATATAAATCTTGGTGGAAATAATATTATTGTTAATAATCCAAATGGAACGACACAAGGAGGTGTTGCTGGTACAGTTGATTGCAATAGATTTAAATATAATTTTTCTAGTGCAGTAAGCACAACGGATTATGTTGTCGGAGAATCAATATTAGCTCAATCGCATACGTCTGGATCTAATAACGGTAGTTTTCCAATAAAAGCAGTTAATGATTCTGGAAATAATGTTTTAATATATAATTCAAATGGTGCAGTACAAGGTGGAGCTGCTGGTACTGTCGACACTGATCGATGGACATATTCTTTACCTTCAGATCCTTCAAGCGGAATTACATCTGGCGATAGTGTTTATGTTGTTGGGCATACAAGTTCGGTTAATGATGGTATTTTTGTAGTAAAAGAAGTGAACAGATCTGCTAGTAATAATATCGTTATTTATAACCCAAGTGGGACAACACAAGGTGGAGCTGCTGGTTCTACAAATACAGTAAAAAAAGAAGTTAAATTTTTTAGTGATCAATCTGCTTTTTTTACAACTGATTCTTATATAGAAATGAAGGGCGTAAAAGATGATTTATTCAATCATTATCCTGAAAGATCACCTTTTAAAGTTTTTCAAGTTAATAGAGGTGGTGGAGCTAATTACAATGTGATAATTGAATCAAATTATGCTGGTGCTAATTATGGTTATGATGTAAGTGCTGGTTATGTTCAAACAGAAATGAAATCAATTTTTACTTCATTGCCAACAATTACAAAATCATTAAGTGGTCAAATTCCAAATCAAAATATTGTTGGCAGCACGAATTCTATTTCTACTGATGTTATTACTGCAAACACTCCAATAATGTTATATATTACTCAAGTTCCTAGTGGTGAGCCTTTAGATTTAACAGTGTTTTTATTATAGGTGAATTATGAATGTTGAAAAAAAGTTTAGAAAACAAGAATATTTTGCTGCTGGAACATATACTTTTACTGTTCCAGAAGGTGTTACAAGAATAGATTATTTAGCAGTAGGTGGTGGCGGTGCTGGTGGTTTAGCATCTGGAGCTAACGGTAACAGCGGAGGTCATACTACAATTGACGGTAAAGTTGTTGGGATTGGAGGAGCTGGTGGTTATGGATCAACAGTGTCTTCACCAAGACAAACACATAGAAACGGATCAACTACTAATGAAGATGTTTATTATGGTGGTAAGGGAAGAACCGCTGGTCCATCTGCTGCTGAACCAGGTCAAGATTCTTCTAATTATTCTGGTGGTACAGGTCAAGTTGATGATCCTGCAACTTATGCGAATGGTGGTGGTGGTGGTGCTTCTGAATTTGGAAACGGCGGGAATGGAGGTACTTTTGGTTCGCAGAACGGGAAAACACCATCAGCAGGTTCTTGGGGCGCTGGTGGTGGTGGGGATAATGGATCACCAACTGGCGGAGGCGGTGGAGCTGGTTCTAAAACTAAATATGGTTTTATTTCAGTAACTTCAAGACAAACACTAACTATTGTAGTTGGAGCAGGTGGTGCTGCTTCTGGAAATAACGGGTCTGGGATAAATGGAATTTGTATACTAACATGGTATGAATAAATCATACTATTAATTAAAAGGAGTTTTAAATGGACGCAGAAATTCAAGCAATCGTTGACGATGCTAAAAAGAAAATAATTGTAAAAGGTGTTGAGGTTTTAGAAGAAATCGTAATTGATGCAATTCCTCATATTTTAGAAGTGGCTGCTAAAAAATCATCCACTCCAATTGATGATCTTTTGGTCGCTGCTTTAAAAGAGCCAGTTAAGAATGCATTAAAAGATTATTTAGCAAAAATTAAGGCATAATAATGGAAACATTTAAGATTTTTCTAAATATCGCAATTCAAAAAATTATAACTAGTGTGGGTGGTTTTTATGGATGGCTACTTGGGAAAGTTCTTAAATATGGCGGCCAGTTTGTAATGAACTGGTTGTCAGATGTTTTTAGAAAAGCAAAAAGAGATAAAGAGCAAAAGCAAGCACTGGAAGAATTAAAAAAAGTAGATGCAGATCAAAAATCAACAGTCGATGACATAGGAAAAGAATATGAGAAATTTGCTAATACTGGTCACGAGTAGTTTAATTATTTCTTGTGGTGGCAGAGAATTAAATCTACCTGCTTATCCTAATGTAAAAGATTATTATGGTATTTCTATAAAAGGAAAAGTAGATGAAAGCATATTACAATTTGTCGAAAACAAAGAAGACATTAAACCAAGCAATGATGTTGTTAGTTGCTTACATTTTGATCTTATTTCTTTTCGTCCTTTTAAGCTTAAGTATACTGGAACCATGGAATTAAATGAATGCAATCTAATCGGGGGCTTTGCTCCAAAGGATTTTCATTCGGTTTTTAATTGGTTTGATGATGTTTATATTTGGTCTACAAGGTATAAATGTTATGAAAAAACTAATTGAATTTATTAGTCTTAAAATATTAAGCCCTATAAAATTTGATAGAATAGTTTTTTTATTTAAAGGTAGTTATTATAATTTAACACCTAAAGATAGATATTTAATAAACGAATTGATGGAAAAAGGTAATTACATTTGGCTTTCTAGAAGAAAGACTCATTTAACTACTTATTTAATTAGCCTGGCCGACTTTTGTCTTGGATTAATAAAATATATTAAAAGAAAAGGTCCATTTCCTAAATTAAACTTTAGTAAATATACACATGCTTTTTTTAATATTAGTGATGATATTTTAATAGAAGCAATCGGAAAAGGTGTTATTGAATCTTATTTTGATGATGTGTTTGATTGTGATTGGGCTTGTGCATTAAAATTAAAAAATGTTTCAGAGCAACATTGGAACATAATTTCAACTAAAATGGTTGAGATGTCTTTTAATGAAATAGGGAAAAAATATGATACTTTATTTAATTTAAAAAATGACAATGAATTATCATGTGTAGAATTAATACGGGTATTGTTAATAAAATCAATTGGTCTAGTTGATTATGAAAAATATTTATTTGATTTTGAGAATTTAATAAATTACGAAGGAAATTTAACACCTCAAATGATACGGGATTCTATTTCTTTCGACGTTATTTTTGAGGTTAAAAGATGATTATTTTAAAAGAATTAAACCCGCATAATTTCGACACAGACGATCAAATAAATTATAATTTAAATATACTTTTAGATAAACTAAATAAACTACAAAATATTTATAAAGGACCGATGATAGTTACTTCGGGTTTAAGGTCACAAGCATTACAACATAAGTTAATTGCTAATGGGAAATCTACAGCTACAAAATCAAATCATTTAATAGGTGCAGCTGCTGATATATATGATCCAGATGGATTATTATATAATTGGTTAAAAGAGAATGAATCTGTATTAGTTGATTTATGTTTATGGTGCGAAGAAAGAATGGGGCAATGGCAACACTTACAAATATTTCCGCCAAAATCAGGAAATAGGTGGTTTTATCCCTGACTTAAAAATCCAAATTTATAATATTGTTTACCAATCAAAGCTTCTTCATAAGCTTTTTTAAATTCAGGATTAATCTTTTTTAGTTCACATATTCCTTGAGTATTTTTAGTTATTCTACCAGCAAATGAAGAGGCACTCCATCCATCGGATACATGTTTTTTAAATATTTCTACTATATTAGGGTCATTTAATTTTAATTTATTTTTCTTATAATCCATGATTTTTAATGAAAAAATATATTAACATTGTTGTCAACCTATTAGTCCTTTATCCTGCAATAGTTTTTGTACTTTAAGATAAAACCTTTGCATTTGTTCTTGATCGTTTTTGTTTATGTTTAAATACCATTCTAATAATAGTTCTAGTTCTTTTGTTTTTTCATTTGTTTCCATATTAATTCTTTCCTTTCGTTCTTTCGATGTTATTTAATACCAACTAATTCATTATGTGGTGTTTTAATGTTTTCATTTACTGGTCTCCATAAATGAAGGCAATAATTGTGATTATTAACATATTCTGATTTCTTTGGATGTATTTGAATAACTACGTCTTCTTCATCCCAGAATAAATCTTTTATCATGCACATTTCTTCCCAGTTTGGAGTTCTTTTTACACTTAATGAAACAGAAACATGTTCCCATCCTTCTCCATCACTAGCTATGCAATAATAAGTGATATTATTTTTTTTAAATGTGAAAAACCCGTTATTACCATCACCAATTCCCAATAAAGGATGTTCTGTTAAATATTCATGTGGTGCTTTAAACATTTTTAAACACCCCATCCTTTACTGCTTTATCTAACTCATTTTTAGAAAACTTCCACAGTTTACCAATTCGGTAACATGGGATAGATTTAGATTTAAGTAGTCTGTATATTTTTTCTTTTGAAACACCTAAATGCATTGCTGCTTGTTTTACGTTTAACCATTCTGTCATTTAATCAATAACCCTTCTGCTCTCTTCTAATGCATGGTCGTATTCTAAAAGCTCGTCTATGAACCACTGACCAACTGGTATAGTTTGAGCGTGATGTTCTGCATGTTTTAGCTTTTTAGCTAAATGATCTTTAACATGATCCAAAGTAACAGGATTTAAAACATCTATAAAAATTCTATTATTATCTTTATATAATTTAAATTTTCCTCCATAAACAGCATGTGAATTAGTAGTGCCTTTTAAAAGTAAATTACTTTTTATTGGTTTAGCTGTTTTTGGGATAGATAAAAACTCATCTTTAAAATATCCACTAACTCCACATTTTTTAATAATACAGTCCCCTTGCTGAATAATAATTTTATCCATTTAAGTAACCTCCTCTGGTTCTATAAATTGTGTTAATTTATTTCTAAACATGATTGCTTCTTTTACTGTTTTAACATTTGGGTCTACTCCCTCAATATGCCATACGTCTTTTAGGCTTTGATTTTTCATTTTTAGATAAGGTCTTTTATTTCCTCGGTTATCAAAATCAATCATTAATAATTCATATAATCCACCAGATTTTGATTTATATGTATCAATTACTTCGGCTCCAAGCATTTCTACTGTTTTTTCAATTCCTATTTTTCTAGACAATTCTCTTCTTTTATCGACATTAGTTTCAGATAAGAACATTTCTTTTGTAATGTCTTTTGCTGGTGTAATGATTTGTTCTTTACTCATTTCAACACCATTTGAATAAAATAAAGAATACCCGTCTCTATATAGAAGTGCTGGAATATCGTATGAGTGTAATTGTCCTATATCGTTAGTTGTGTTTAATTCTGGAAAATCAGAAACAAAAGCTATTTCTGGAAATAGTAAATAATAATGAAGTTCTTTCCAGTGAGTTGTTAGTTCTATAAATAACTTAAAATCTTTTTTCTTTTTTGGGAATAATTCATTTAAAACAAAATCATAAAAACCAGTCCATCCAGGCCACCATAATAAATTAGTACACCAATAAAAGTATTCTAATTTTATTGATTCAAGATTCGATTTAAGATTCGAGTAAAGATTCGAGTCAAGATTCGAGTCAAGATTAGAGCTAAGATTCGAGCTAAGATTCGATCTAAGATTAGAGCTAAGATTTGAACTAAGATTCGATTTAAGATTCGAGTCAAGATTCGAGTCAAGATTAGAGCTAAGATTCGAGCTAAGATTCGATCTAAGATTCGAGCTAAGCTTCGAGCTAAGCTTCGATCTAAGATTCGAGCTAAGCTTCGAGCTAAGATTCGAGTTAAGCTTCGAGCTAAGATTCGAGCTAAGATTCGAGCTAAGCTTCGAGCTAAGATTAAAGTCATTATCTATATAAAAATTATAATTTTTAACTATATTAGCGGCTAACTGACAAGATAGAGGAGAGTCTAAATAAATTATATGTTTTGGTTTTTTTATATTTAATATTTTCTCATATAAGAAATTAATCCCCTTCTCGGCTTTTTTCTTATCCATTGTTTTTGTACGTCTACCGATTTTTATCCATTTATTTAGATAAACATTTACTTTTTTTTCTTGTGATTTAGTTAATTCACTTATCATTTTTCATTCCTTCCATATTGCATAAATCTTCCATTATTGCTTCTTTAAATGCTTGTTTAACTAACTTTTTTTTTAATTGATAGTCTGCACTTATTGCTAATATTAATAAAAGAACAATAAGCAATGTGTAAATATATTTATTAATAATCATTTAATTGGGTCCTCTATTCTTTTATAAACACCAATTCTAGATTTAGTTTTATGAACTAATGTTTCACCACAATCTGGGCAATTTAAAGTAGTGAATGGAACATCTTTTTCTACCGATGTTTTATATTTAGTAATAGTTCTATCATGGTATTTTCCACGCTCGTATTTTTTAACATCAACTTTATATTGCGTGCATTTAATGCTTGTGCAGACTATTTTTTTCATAACAACCTTTTAAAAAAGACCGTCAAAGGAATGAGCCATTTATCAAAACAAAATAACAAATAACTTTTACGCCAATGACGGTCTATCGTTTTCAATATCATTTTTAGTTTTTCTTAAACAGTTCCAACATGTTTTAAGCTTTTTATTAAAATTATTAAATACAAATTTATCTCCACATATTTTGCAATGATTACATCTACAATTAGTACAAAGTCCTGTTTTAGATCTTGAAGATATTTCACGCCCACAAGTACAAAACTCTTTAACTGGTAGCTTTTTCATTCTCTAGCCTTAAATAATTAAAACAATCTTTATTTGTTCTATATATCTGTATTTTTTTATCTGCCCAGACATAAATTCGCATATCATTATGACCTTTACGTCTTCTAACCCACACGGAAACATCACCAATTTTTACTACATCATTATCGCTAACTGTTAATGCTAAAAGTCCTTTTTTAGATTCCATTTATTATTTTCCTTTAATTGGTCTTAGATCAAATATTTTAGTAGTTGGTTTCCTATAAATATCTAAATCTATTTCTTTTAAAACAGGTATAGAATTGTAATCCACTGATCCCTTTCGTTCAATCCATTGGCCACGAAATCCGTTAGAAGATATTGGTTTATCTTTAACAACATCTTTTATTTGGTTTTTTAGATATTCTATTTCATCATCAATTAAATAAGCTTGTGCTTTAAGAGAAGAGTATTCTTTAAATAAATCTTCAATATCACTTGAGAGTGGATCACTTGGAGGGGTTTTAGTTTTTACCAGGTCCCAGAACCAAGTAGCTTTATCTAAAAGTGTTTGTTGAAATTCTTTATCTTTTTTAACTGTGACCACTCTAAAATCATTTTCTCTATAAGAAACGTATTGAGCATGATCGTAACCTGACACCATTAATTGCCATTGTAATTGCGGGTAGTATTTGGCTGGGATTTCACCTTTTACTGCTTCTGCGTGATCTTTATGTCCAGGGCATTTAATTTCTATCATCGTGCAGGTTTCAAGATTAATTCCGTCAAAGCTTGCGCGAACGAATTCATGCTCGTTATGTTCAGCGATTAGTGGTAAAACTATTATTCCAGATTCTTTTATATATTTTTGTCTAACCATGGGTTCAAGCATTCTGCCGCGTTTCATGGCCCAGTTATCTTTTTGTTCTTCTATTTCGTCTAGTTTAGATAACCATAATTGATCTAGATTTTGCCATGGGTTTAGGTTCATTAAAGTAGATGCTTCGCTTGAACCGATGCCACCCTTGCGCCATTGTAACCACTCGGAAGATCCTTGAATTAAATCGATTTGTCTCATTTATTTTCCTTCGGTAATAATTGTTGGCATTGATTTGACTTGTTCGTATGTTTTCCCTTGATTTAAATAATTACAGAATAATTCGTATTGTTCTTTGCTAAGATCAGATGATTTTTCGACACCGAAATTTAATTTTAGACACTCCTTGGCATCATCATCTGTCCATGCTGCTTTTTTAATCAATGCGTAAAATCGCTTTATTTGGGCTTCTGATAACTTTCCAGGACCTGAAGGTGCGTGATTAAGTGGTTTATGTTGATCTTGCAATCGCACCGCGTTTTTGTTTAAATTCGGCGTGTTTTGTTTAACTTGTTGTTGCTGATTTTTGTAATTCCCAACATCAATCGGTGCGTCGGCGAGTCTTTCGTCTTCTAGTTCGATTGCGAATTGAGTTCCGTAACCGATCATTCCAAGTGCTCGTCCAATCGCGCCAGTCTCTGCTTTTTCGGCAGCGTCGGCAAAATGTGCATAATGCTCAACCTTGTGAGCGGTTGCTCTTAAAACACCTTTGTCGTCAATGATTGAAGCTTTTGCCATTGCCATTTTTTCATTTAAAATAGGGAATGAAACATCAAAGGTCCAGTCTGGATGATCTTCCCTAAACCAAAGAATTCTCCAAGCTACTTGCAAGTAGGGTTTTCCCTTTAGGTTTAAAAGTGGAAGTTTAGTGCCTTTTTGTGTTGTGATTTCATTCATCGATTAACCTCATTTCCTTGTGATTCATTGTTTTTGATGTGTTTCTTTAATTACAAAATAAGCTATTTGTAAACAAAAAAATTATTAAATTATATTAATTTCCGTCAAGTGGACCTCTAATACGTTTCTTTAACTTTAATTCAAGGCAATAAATTGAACATGTTACAATCTTTGATTTCTTTAATACTTTAAATTTAGCAGTGCATTGACAGCATTTACGAGTTTCTAAATCAAATTCATTAATTTTATAAACATTCTGAGGTTTTTGTTTCATGCTAAAATTGCATGATTTTATTTTAATTAAAGCAAGTTATTTTTTTGTAATAGCCTCGGTTAAACTTTTAACTCCAAGTTTTTTTAATGCGTTTGATAGGCCATTGTCGGTAATTTGAGAATTTAAAATCTCGTATGACTCAATCACATCGTTTGTGAATTCAAGAGACTTAAGACGCTGGCGTTCATTTTTCACAAGCTCAACAAAATTAATTCTGTGATCGTAATTCAAAATCATCGAATCAACAATTTTGCGAAACCAATTTATTTCCATATCACGAATGCTTTCGTAAATTACAGCCATACGTGAATCATTAAAAATATCATTACCAAAAACAGTAATTAATCTTAGCGATTGTATTTTAAATTCTTGTTGAGTCATTTAACAACTCCTGTTCATTTGTTCCAATTGCTTCATCAAGCTTTTTCATTGTTTTTTCAATTTCAATATTTTTTTCAATTTGCTTGTAATCTTTGCTTGTCAAAATATTTCCTGTGTCAATGAAATGAACAACAGAATTTAAATTTAAAAACATCGTTGCCAAGTCGTGCCGTTTTTTTAAAAACCACGGATCAGGTATTTTTAAATAATTTTCAATCAACAATTTTGTTTTTTCATAACCAACCGATCGCATCGTGTTTTTTAAAATGCCTGCATCTTTTTTAGAAATTATTGGATTTGTTGACGCATTGTATACACGTTTCCACTGATCGCAATAAAATGAAATTAAATTTGAAGTTTTTTCTTCACCGGGTGGCGGTTGCGTTTTAGCGACCGCTTGATTTTTTATTTTTTCATCGGAATTCTTTTCTATTCTATTCTTTTCTATTCTATTCTTTTTATAAAGAGAGCCGTTTTCGGAATAGCTAAGTAGTTGAAATTCTTGAAGCCGCTCCAAGCAATTGCGAAGTGATTTAGAACTAATTCGCATGTATTTCGGCATCATCTGCGCACTAATTGTGAACTGATTCGACACTAAGTCAGCACAGATTGATAAGTAATACATATATAATTGGAACTCAATTGGCTTCAATTTTGCGATTTTATCATCATTAAAAATACGCTTTGAAACCATGAAATGCGTATAACCTTTTTTTGATTTAGGGTTATGTTCGAACCAATTATTTATTGTTATTGAGTAAAAAATAGACATATAATTCCTTTAATTTTTTAAAAAGAATTGACCTAAAAAATTAAAGCTATTAGACTTCTTTTGCGTGTTAGGTCTGGCCGTTAATAGCGGCCTTCTTTTTCTAAATTAGATTAAATTAAAACCAATAAACTCGAAATGTAAACCAAAAAAAATCATTAATTTTATTGAAATATAACATATAATGTCATAATATCTATGTCATGAAAAATGCTCTTTTAAACAGAATTAAAGAGTTAGAAGCTGATTTAATAGATTTAAGACATGATCTTGATGCAATAGACCATACTCATTACGATAAGCATAAGAGAATAATAAAAGAAATTCAGGACAAATCTAAAGAAATAGAACAAATAAAAAGCTTAATTAATTTGGATGAATTAAATAAAGTAAATGTTATTTAGTTTTATTTCTAAAATCTTCAATAATATCATAAGCAATTTTATTACCATATAGTTTTTCATTCACTGGAATAGATGCAGAATCACCTATTGAAAAAGTAGACCTGTGAAAAATACTTTTTAATAAATAAAATCTTGGATCATCTATGTTATATTCAGAAATAAAAACAGGATTTTTTTGCCCACTTGCCCAATTAAAAAACTCATCATGATTAAATTTACGTCCATAACCACCAGTATTTTTATATGGTATATCGCAATAAATAACTGAATTGTTTTTTATTAAAACGTCTCTATAATCTAAATTAGTAAAAATAATTTTATTTAGTAGAATAAAAAAATTGTTTATAAATTTGGTCTGCTACTCTTTGCATCATATATGGTGGTACAGACATTCCACAAACATATTTTGAATTTATTTTAGAAAAACAATAATCATCAGGAAATGATTGTAATCGACAACATTGTTTTGTTGTTAAAAGATTTGGTTTTCTCCAATCCCATAATTGATATTCTTTTGATGTTAATGTTGGAGATGGTGACTTCGGATCTAATTTTATTTGTCCAAATAATGATCCTTTTTCATGTACCTTAGACATTGGATCACCTGGTAGAATTTTTTTCCAATATTTAACCATTGATGAATTAGAAACATCTTTCCCAAATTCATTTAATCCTTCCCAAGATTTTTCAACAGAAATAATATCCTCATTAAAATTCATTTTAATCTTTTGAAGCCCTAGGTCTTTTCGACGTGCAATAAAAAATGTTCTCTCTCTTCTTTGAGGAACTCCCATAAATGCAGCATTTAATAAAAATAATTGGACATCATATCCTGCATCATTAAAACATTTAAAAATTTCTTTTACATATCCACGCGCATTTCCTTGAATTAAACCCTTAACATTTTCTGCGACAACAATTTTAGGATTTAACTTATTTGCTGTTTCAATAAAATGAAAAAATAAATCATCTAATGTCTGCTTTGCCTGCCCTTCTCTAAAAACTTTATTTACTCCCCATGCTTTCTCCCTACTTCCAGCCATAGAAAAAGAACTACAAGGAGGTGATCCATCTAAAATATCTAAATTAAATAATTCAGTTGGAATATTTTCATTAGGTATTTTGTTAAAATCTTTAATACACATTAAATAACTTAATCTAGGATTATGATTTAATTTATAAATAGACATCATATCAGAATCTATCTCAACACCACCAAGAACATTGAAACCAGCAAGCTTATATCCCATTGTAGAACCACCTCCACAATGAAAGCATGAAAAAACTGTTTTATTATTTGGAATAATTTTTTTTAGGTCTGTTAAATTCCATGGACCTGTTTTAAGACTGTTCATCAAATTCAAATCCACATTTAGGACATTTATGGTCAAAATTGCTAAAATCATTTTCATCAAGCTCTTTTGATGTGTTTGTAATTTCTTTTGACTCATTAAAGACATCAACATTCAATCCACTAACAAACGGAACCTCAATATTAGTATTAATCCAATCTAGACTAATATCTGATTCAATTGCGAAATCAGATAATGAACTATCAGACATTTTTGCATAATTAGAAGCAAGACCAAGCAATATCTTTTTTGCTGTTTTAATATCTGGAGCTATAATTTCAACTGCAGGAAATTTCTCAGGTAATAATATACCTTCTTGCTCCATCATTTTTAAAACTTTATATCTAGTTGTACCGTCTAAAACATCATACTTTTTACCATCATTCCAAACATGAAATGGGCTTGCAAATCCAACCTCTAAAATTTGTTTTTTAAACTTTTCATAAGATGTTTTATCTAAACTCTTTAAATCACCTTGAATAATTTTTAATTCGTCTAAATAAATATAAACTAAATTTTTTATTTTATCTTGTACTATTTTTGAATAGTTATCTTTATGTGATTCCATGTTACTCCATTTATAATATTGCTAATAGTATTGGCTTTTACTTTATATATCTTTCCAATACTTGTTTGACTATAACCAGAATTTATTAATTTAAAAATATTTTCAATATCATTTTCGTTTAATTTTGAATGTATATTTTTTGAACCACGAGATCCAAGTTTTCGTTTTAAAACATTAACAGCATGTTGTAGGTTCTCACTTCTTGTAACCCATTCTAAATTTGAATAATGATTATTTATTGTATTTCCATCTATATGATTAACTTGTTCTTTGTTTTTTGTATTTCGTATAAAAGCTTTTGCAACTAGCCTATGAACTTCTATTGTCTTTTGATCTCCATTTTTATCTTTTAAATTATAAAAATAATAACCATTGCTTTTGGAGTTTTTCTTTTTGTTTAATCCTGGGATTAATTTTTTAATCTTATTATTATGAAAAGATATAACATCACCAAAATCACTTATTAAATATTTTGGAAATCCATCTATTTGTTTATAAGTTATCAAGTCTATTGACATATAAACTCCTCAAAGTAAGATCTCATAAAAAAGGACGTAAAATGTCAATAAAAAGAAAAATAGGCGGAAAAAAAGCTAAAAATAACGGTAAAAACTTTGAAACAATATTATTAAAAGAAGCTTACTCAAATGATTTCCTTCATATAAAAATACCAGATGGTTGTAAACAACTAACCTATAGTAAAATGATAAGAGTTAAATCACCATTTGATTTTGTATTCTTTAAACAATCAGAAGATTCAGACCAATTTATATTCTGCGATGCTAAAACAATATCTCAAAATACATTTAACCACTCACTTATTAAACCACATCAGGTCGAATATCTTATGAAAATTAAACAAACAAAAAACACAAAATCAGGATATATAATAAACTTTGAAAAATTAAACAAAGTTGTATTTATAAACTCAGTAATATTAAGAAATAAACTTTGGCTTAAGTTATCAATTAGTCCTACTGATGGAATTGAACTAGGACATAAATTTAGAATTAATTTAAAAGAAATATTTAAGAATTAGATTTTTGCATTATTGCTAAAATTATTTGAAAAATAGTAGTTAAAACTAAACTAGCTACAATTGTCCCACCAACTATTTTCCATTTAAATTCTAGAAGCTTATTTATTTTTTCATTAATATCATGCATATCTTCTTTAATTTCTTTTATGTCTTCTTTTATCCAATCGATTATTTGATTCTGCATAAGTTATCCTAAATAAATAATATCAATATTTGAATATGAACCAGATCCGCCTAATATATTATCACTACCACCAACGATTCTTATATCAATGTAGTCTGAATCATTTAAAAAAATTAAATTAGAGCCAGATTGATATTCACTATTATTAATCGTCTGCATTCCCCAACCAATAGAAGAGCCATTATAATATAGTTCTGTATTATATTGACTGGTCTGAGTTGCTAAGTTTGTTTTTATTAAATAATATCCTGAATAACCTGTTGGAACTGTAAACTTCCAGCTAGATCCAGTTGTAACAGAAGCATGACTATAAATTGCAGTATCAAAATCAATTGGTTGAGATGAACTACTTGCTTGATTTGTTGAACAGTAATATTTAGCAAATAATGATAGCTTATTTTGTAAAGATACTAAAACAGATCCATTATCCTTATAAAATAAATCGTCATCAGTAGCATAATAAATAGCACCAGCAACACGAGTAAGAGAATCTAAATTTGCTTTTGTATCACTTGGCGGAGTCCACACTCGACTAGACGATGCGGTCCCACCAGTTAGTTTTTTATTGGTCAATTCTTCTGATCCTGTCTTTGTTGCAAGAGCAGATGTGTCTGCTATCCCATGCACAGATGTAGTATCCGCGCTATGTGTTGAAATGCCGCTATCAGAATAAGATTGAGCAGAACTTAATGTTGCAGAATCACCAGCGTCAACATATCCTTCGTTTGTATATCTTAAATCTAATTCAGAAATAGGTATTTTTTTTGTTTCTACCCCACTAACATCTACCACTGGGATTATATCATTTGTAGCTAGACCGGCATTTGTAATTGAGTTTAATTCGCTTATTTTTTTATTTGCCAAGATCAACCCCTAAAGTTTTTTCCGTATATAATATTATTTATTTGATCGTTTTCAACAATTGATAATAATTCTTTATGCATAAACAAGTCACTTTGTTTACATACAAATTTAAACCAATTAATAAAATTATCGCCAATTACATTGTTTATTACTAACCATTTTAGTGCGTGGTCTAGTTTATCAATCGGAAAATGATCGTTTAAATAATATAATCTTTGAGTTATTAAAAAATGATCTATCTTATCGTTAACAATTCTTAAATAATATTCTCGCCTTTTTTCAGGTATTTTGACCAATTCCATTTTTAAATAAGATCAAAGCAAATACCTTTAATCAATAAATTAAAATATTTTGTATGACAAAATTAAATTATATTTGATAAATATAAGAAATGTAATACGCTAAATTTATGTCTGGAACTATTAAAAAAATAGCATCATTAGAACAGCAGATTGAAACAATGGCAGGCCTTGGCATGGCCATGTCAGAAATCTGTCTAATTCTTGGTGTATCTAAAAGAACATTAGAAAGAAGAGTTAGAAAACATAAATCATTTAGAGAAGCTTTAGACAGAGGTCGCGCGAAAGTAAATATGAGCGTTGCTAAAAAAGCTTATGAAATGGCCATAAGCGGAGAACATGAGCGAACCACAATGTTTTGGCTTAAATCTAGAAATGGTTGGTCTGAAACAAATAATCTAAATATTAATGGCGAACTAAAAGTAAAAACACTTTCTGAATTAATGGAAGAAATAGACAAAGAAGAAGAATCAGAAAATGATTTATAATGAC